AGGGCCATGGCGAGGTCGCCAACCTCAGACAAACCAAGCGCGTCTTTATAAAACTGCTTTTGATAATACGACATATCATCAAAGCTTAAACCGGCGTCTGAAATTGAATCACGAATCATTTCAAATCTCGCTACAGGGTCGGTTTCCATCATGAGGTCCATGGCGTTAACAAAGTTGCCACCCAACGCTGCATTAAGTTTACCGGCCTGAGTAGCCGCACCCTCAAATGTGTCAAACTTTTCAACCATGCCAAGAATTTTACTGACCTCCATGCCGGTGATCTTGGAAGCGATTGCAAGGTCTTTCATGGCTTTTGTGCCCTGGCTCCCAAACTTCGCTAGTTGGCTGCCGGCGTTGGCAAAGTCCGCTGCCATCTGCTTTGGGTCTACGCCGATATCTACTGCAAGCGCCCGAAGTTCTAATTGTGTTTTTGCGGCCTGATCAGCCGAGAGGCCAAGCATCTTCGTGGAGACCTGCATCCCCTTGGCAAACTCTGCGCTAGAAACTCCAAGCCTTTCCAAGACAGCACCAGTCTTGGCTATTTCTGCAGATTGTTTAGTGTTGAGCATTGTAAAATCTGTATAGGTACTCTTGAGCGCCTCCATCGTGCCTTTCATACCATCAAGCGTAACACCATACTGTAATGTGGCGGCATATCCCTCTGTTAAAGAGCGCGCCATCTCATCGCTCGCCCCAGTGGTACGTTTAAATGCTTGTTCGACGTCGTAGGTCGCAATTGCCAGGCCGGCCATGCCGTCCGCCAGGGCCCATACTGCTTTCCACGCTGCAGCTTTTCCCATAATTGCCAAGGCGTCGGATCCGCCTACCATAGCCTTTTGCACTTTTTGAAATGCCCCCTGCATGTTTGTGGCTTCTTTTATCTTAAGAGCGTTTCCGATACTTTTTCCCATTTCTTCCGCGGCGGAGCCGGCTCCGATGAGCAGGTCTCTTTGCTTCTCTAGGTTCTTGATCTGATCTTCTTGGTTCTTGCGAACACTCGGATCATGTTCTAATTTTATCCTAGTCTTTATAGCCTCTATTTCTGCGTCGTACATGTCGGCTCGTTTTTGTAGCCTTTCTTCGCCGGCGCTCAGGGCGTCTACTTCATTGTAAATTAGCCTATGATGCTCCTCTGCCATTATGTTGAGGCGTTCGCGCTCTCTGACTTGATCTCTCAAGCCTTGGAGTGCCTGTTTGGCGGCCTTCAGGCGTTCCTCGCCTGCTTGGCCCGCCATGGTTGCCGCGGCTTTCTCTTGGTCCAAGGCCAATTTTAAATCATCAACCTGTTCTCTAGTTAGGCGCGAAATTTCCGTTTCCGCTGCTATGCGGCTCTTAAGGGCCGCCAAGCGCTTGGCTTCTGCTTTTGGATCCCAGGCCATTAAATATCCCTCATTAGATTATCTAAACGTAAATAGTTTGCCATAAAAAAAGACAGGGCTATGAACCCTGCCTGTTTTTCGCCATCATTTGCGGCGGCGGCGACGGCTGGTTTCCCGCAGAAAGCGTTTGTGTTCGGCTTCTACCGCCACCGGACGAGCTTTCGATTGCTTCCTTCTCTGTTTCCAACTGCTGTATTAAACGTTCGACAAACCACTTTCGTAGCCCAACTGGCAGGTTGTAAGCCTCAGAAAACGACCAACCGCCGGAATATTTCAAAAAGAAGAACTGCTCATACACGTTCTCTATGTAATCATCGGTCAGGCCAAAAAAAGTCCGCAGTAAGCGGAACCTCCAGATCTTGCTCATTATCACACTCCTCACAAACGAAGCGCTGAGTAAGATCAATATTTGGCGCCACTGATTTATAGGCAAGTCTCAGGTGGCGAGAGTCCATCGAAGGGATGTTTTCAACTAAATAGTTAATTGCTTCTGGTGAAGAATCCCCATTAACTGCAGTCACGATGTTGACAATTTGCCTCGTAACTCCTTTTTCATAAGTTCGTTTACGGTCCGACTCCATGCCTTTCATCAGTTCCTTTTCGTCTCTCGCCGTAAGGACCCTAAAGGTCACCGCGACTTTTGTCCTGGGAAGAACGATATTAAAAGTTCCATCCCCATTCTCTGTGATATCCCAACCTTCTTTTAGCTCTCCGGGATAAATATTTGCCTTGTTCAAATCAAAAGAATATTCTTGCGTCGTATCACACGCAGGACAGCTAACTTGAGTGTTATACTCATTTCCGTATCCCGAGACCCGAATGACAACAACGATTGCGTTCTTATCACCAATTAAAAGAGTGTCGGGGTCAATCCTCTTATCTACAATTAAATTCTCGACAACCCTGTCAAGAGCAATTCCTTTTTTAAGGAGTGTTCTCGATGTGAGGATATCCTCCTCTTTTGCCGTCATCTGACGGATCTCAATACTCTCTTCCCCATGGAGAGGGTGGCCTTCAGGATAAAAGCGCCCCCTTGAAGGAAGCTCCACAAATTCTGTGGGAACTACGAACGAAAAACCACTACCACCTTCGTTTTGCATTGCTTGCGGTGGTGGGCTTGTGTCGTGCTGTTGAACACCGCCTAAGCGGTCTCTGTTTCTAGACAATATACACCTCTTTTTTATCTATTATACGCCGAAGAACTCCGTGCCACCATCGCCGGCAACAATAACTGAACCATCACTAGTAGTTTGAAGTCTCGCCCAATCATATGCGATGCCGACCGTGAGATCTGTCAATTCGTCTGTTCCGTAGGCCAAATCACCATATTTCACTTCAGTGATAAAAGAGTTCCATAGCGTCCACTTTTCTAATTCGTTACCATTTGAGTCAATCTGAGTAATAATAACAGTCCCCAGGGCGCCTGCTGCTTTTGCCTTGGAAATGGTACCCATACTATCGGTGGTTGAGTCAGTAGGTGGAGAATAGCCGGACTGAACGAGAATGTCGGACAGCGTGGCGGCCATATCAGGGTCAACAGGGTCGACAAGCGTAATGGAAATATCCTGCCACGTTACTTTGCCGGGGTACTTGAAAACATGATTCAAATAGTTATGTTGTATGTTCTCAACCGTAAAACTTGGCTTCGACGCAGTTTTTGCATACCAAAGTGTGGCGCCGCCTTGAGGAGCACTAATTCCCTGGAACTCCACATAAAACCTAAATTGTCTCTTGGGATCTTTTAATGTGGTGTCTTCACCAAAGTTTGTTGACCAGAATGGCATATTTTGAAACTCCTATAGTCTATTTTTAAATAGTAAGGTGGGGAAAAATCCCCCACATCTTAATCATCGAATGAGGCACCCGTCGACATGATAACAAAGTCGATGGCAATGTATTCAATGGCGCGGGCAGGTTTGATCATAATCTTGGCGTACAAAATGTTCTGGTCAATAAGATCTGGAGTGGTAGTGGACTCGTCAAGGATGAGACGATAATCCGTGATACCAAAGTTTGTTTTGACGTTTGAGAGGAAAGGCTCGATTAAGGAAGTAAACCTATTCCATGTTGCTTGAACATTTTGCTCAAAGAGAATCTGGGTGGAAAGAATGGAAATCTGCTTCTTCAAGTAAATGACTAACCTTCTTACATTGATTCTATCTAGAGCAGACTGACGTTCCTGAAGCGTTTTCTGGCCAAAGACAACTATTCCGCTGGACGGGAAAGAAGCAATGGGGTTGATATTGGCTTCATAAAGAGTGTCGCGCTCCTTTGAGGTCAAGCGCTGGGTTACTCCGGTGACCGGAATACCAGCAGCACCCTCAGAGAGACCGCCGCGGTTGAAACCAGCGGGAGCAAACCAGATCTGCGAGGCGGCTTCCGAAGAGGCCAAAACGCCCATCATGGCGACGGAGGGTGGCACCCAGAGCATCGCCCCGGTGGTATCATCTCGGGTTTGTACCCATGGATAGAATGTGCAACCATAACTTGAGTCGATTATTCTATCGCGTAGAGCATTTGCCGCTGCTACTGCGGTTGTACCAATTCGGTTAGCCTTACTGGCCTTGTAAGCCTCGTGAGCAGGAATATAAACGTTTGGCAAGTCGATCAATGCCAATGCATCTGCTCGCTCTTCGCAAACCCGCACAGCCTGCGTTGTCAAGGCATTAACCGTGAGGCCCGGGATGGCTAGCAGGTTCATGTTCAAAAATTCTGGGTCTGCAATCGTGTCTATCGCGCGCTTA